TTTGCTGACATCGAAGGTACTTTTATTCCCTTCAAGGTCTGTTACTTCAATTTTTCTAAAGTCTATTTTCATAATTTATTGCATAACGTGTAAATTAACAACACGGGCTGGATTATTAAGAGTGTATGTATCTGCAGTTATAAAAATTAAAAAGTTCCACGGTTGAATAGTTACAGTATTGCTGCTTTGATACGTAACCATAACTCTTTTTACATAATTGGAGTTATTTACAACTGTAACCATTTTCCGCCGAGGCGAATCACAAATATATGCCACATTATTTCCGCTTCCTTCTAAAAAAATGCAGTCAATCGGTTGTCCGGCTTTACCATATTTATGATAAAAAGTATCTGTACCATAATTATAAATATGTGCAAAAAAATCACAAGTTGAATTTGAACTAAATGAAAGAGAAGTCATTTGTTGATGTCCGAATTGTCCTCTACACCACAAATCTGCCGTATAGAATCTGTAACTCCGATTCCCTTCTATGGGATCATTGAATATTCCTTGATGTTGCATATCGCCCTCAAAATACATCTTTCCCTCATCCGAACTAAAGCCGATTGCGCATTTTATTTTATTATTGTCATCTATTCCCTGTAGCTTTTTAAATGTACCTGTTGCACCATCTAATTTCTTCGCTGTTAAATTATCAACATCGATATTTTCAGCCCTAAGAATAGGTTTTCCGGCAGTATTGGTTTTAAATACCGCTATCGCGTTTCCGTAATTATCTTGTATGCGGAAGGTATCGGCAGTTACGGTTACTTTTCGATTTGCTATATCTATTCCGGTTGCCTGAAGATCGCTTTTTAGAGCATTAACTTTGCCATCAGCAATATTGCCCGCTTCGGTGGATGTTACTTTCAAGCTGATTTGCTGTGCATTCTGGGTAATGCTACTTTCAGCGGTACTCATTCTTCCGGTTAAATCATTAACGGATGATTGAGAGGCTTTTAGCGCAATTTGTCCGGCTTGGGTACTTATAGACGCTTCCGCAGCAGAAACACGTGATCCTAATGCGTTGAAATCTGTCTTTTCAACTTTCAGATTAATACTATCGCTTAACACCTTAATTTCTGAATCGTATACCGTCTTGGCTACATACTTGCCATCCACATTATCGAGAAGCGCCTTTGCGTCTGTTGCACTTTTTGCCGCATTAGTTGCTGAACTAGCAGCCTCACCCGCTTTAGTTGCGGCGGTTGTTGCAGAATTAGCAGCTTCATTAGCTTTAGTTGTCACCTCTTTAACTTGTAATGTGATACTACTTGCCGTCTGATTGATACTAGATTCTTTTTGGGAAATGGTAGTGAGCTTTGCCGCTGCACTATCTGCTGAATTTTTCGCATTTGTCGCGGAAGTAGAAGCTTCTCCCGCTTTAATGCTAGCAGTAGAGGCGCTGTTTTTCGCATTAGTTGCAGATGCAGATGCTTCCCCTGCTTTGGTTGAAGCTGTTCCGGCACTTGTAGATGCTTCTGATGCCTTAGTTAAAGCGGTTGTTGCGGCGGTATTCGCTTCTACTACGTTCTTCGTGACTTCCGTAACCTGCAATGTTATGTTTCCGGCGGTCTGGGTGATAGAGCTTTCTTTCAAAGTCACATCTTCGAGGACTTTCGCCGCATTATCTGCAGATTGTTTTGCATTAGCTGCCGAATTTGCAGCCTCGCCCGCTTTACCGGATGCAGTTCCGGCAGAACCGGATGCAGACGTAGCGGAGTTTTTCGCATTTGTAGCGGCAGTATTCGCTTCAGTTACCTTTTTATTAACTTCGGTTACTTTTGTAGAAATTTCTCCGGCTGTTTGAGTTATAGAACTTTCTTTTAATGTTACTTCCTCCAATATCTTCCCGGCATTAGTCGCGGCTCCTTGTGCATCCGTAGCACTTTTAGCCGCATTATTTGCAGAAACCCCGGCGGTGGTAGCAGAAGAGGAAGCAGAAGAAGCGCTACCGGAAGCATTTGTTTCGCTCTGTTTTGCGTTCGATACGGCAATATTAACTTCTTTAATCTTAGAAGAAATTTGTCCTTCACGAATTTCAAAGTTCGTCTCTACATCGGTTATTCTCTCATTTAGATCGTTTTTAACATCGTCGATTGCTTCCTCTATTTTCTTTCCAGAATGGAGTACAAATGTACCTTTTAAATAAACATTAGTACCGTACAAACCGGAGCCAGTTAATACACCGAATACGGCATCAGTAATACCGTTAAGATTTCCGGTACGTGTAATCAACCGATTTACAAGCGAATAGGAATTAATTCCGTCGTAGTCATCCCGATAAGGTGCGGAATCACCAACAGCGCAATCTATTTGTGCTTTTTGCCTAGCAGTGTTTGTTCTGTTGCCTAATACTGCCACATTATCTCCGGTTTCGGGTATTCCGCTTCCTTCTTCACAGTCTACTTTGGATAGATTAAAATAGCCCGTTCCGGCAGAAGTAACTAAACGCCAATAACGTTTTGTTGCCGTACCCGTGAACGCCTGACATATTATTTGATCGTCTTGAACAAAATCGTCCGTACTATCATGCTCGCATCTCCAATGTGAGCCGCCGTCGGTCACTTTGGTTAATTTACCACCCGCGGCGGAACGAATAATCATACCACCCTGATAAGTTATCTTTTGAACGACCAACTCAAATATAGAAAATATCTTTCGAACTGTAAGATTATCAATTTCCATATTCCAGTCACCCGTGATCGCTTTGTATATCTTCATTCCTTCGCCGCCAAAACCACTGACAAAAGACTCGGAAGATATATAGTCCTTTACTATTGTACCCATTAAAGTTGCAACATGAGATACACTTAGATCGTGTGTCTCCGCTAGCTCTTGAACGAGTAAATTTAGTGTTGTCGTTTTCTTAGATACAGTCACATTGTCGGAAAAAGTCGCTGATTTCGCAATCAGTTTATCAAGGACGTTAAGTATTTGCGTCGTTACTGTCGTTGCGGTCAACGTATCTGTAGAAATACCCTTCGTTACGTCTAGCCCATTGTCAACAATTAAACCGCCTAGCAACTTGATAAGAAATTGCGTTTCGTCTGGCGCTGTTTTGGATAAATACGAGTCTTTTAAAGCGTCGATAGCGTCCTTAAATCTTTCGTTAATTGTATCAAGTTCTTTGTTTACTCGGAGTGACGATAAAACATTACTATCTGTTAGCTTCGTTTCGGCGTCATCTTTCGTTACAATTATAGATAATATCTCCGCAAGCGTGCGAAGAGATGAGAAAACATTTAAATCTGTCGCCGATCTCAAATCGTCTTTTCCTAGAATAGTAACATTTGATCCGCTAGCGTTGGAAGTCACTCCACTACCTCCGCCAGACGACACGCTAACAATCGCCCCAGTCGGATAATTTTTTGACCGGGGCGATGACGGAATAGCTTTATTTTTTATTTGAATCGTCATTATGCTTCTATCATTTTACAGGTAAATTGTTCATTGGCGAAATCTATTTCTCCGCCTGCTATCATGAAACGTTTTCCTTTCATGTAGTTATCCGAAAGAACGGATATAGGAGTTATAGAGTCACTATTTAATAATACCTGTGTTAGTTTTATTTTGGTAGCTCCGTATTGATTAATAATTCTTCTTATTAAAAGCTCTTCCGGGCGAATCAAAGTCTTTTCAATAGATGAATAAAGGTTATCTTTCAAATATTCATCTAACAACAAGACTTTACTATAGCACGCTCCATCGTTGTTATAACTCGAAATCTTAAACTCTATTTCGTCTAATTCATTAATAAAGTTTTCATTAACAACATTCTCGTAAATCCGATCGGAGTCTTTATCGTCGTCCATATCTAACGGCTGGCAATACCTTAGCTTAAGGTCTTTTATCAAATACCCGTATGGGACTTGTCCCTCTCTTTCCGTCAATGTCGGAGCATATATAGACATTTCAAGTGTGCCAAATAAATTAGTCGGAATATCCATTACAACACCGTCTGCATCAGAATACTTACCGAGTACTCCGTATGTTTTATACAATGAGACAAACCCCGTTCCCATTTTTCCATCAGCATTTTCTACACTAGATTGATCTAAATTTATAGACATAGTAGACGGGGTATCACTCCACGTAAACCGCCCGTAATTATCTTTAGAAACATATTTATCGCCAATTCTTATTCCTACTTTAATTATATCTTTTAAATATGTAATACCATCCTCGGAAGGAACCAAACCGCCACCAAAGGGAGAATCATATTTATCCTTTTGCAAAACCTTAATACTCATATTGAGAGAAAGAGCACCTCCCTTCCCTAAAAATAAGGCGTCTTTCTTTGCACCGATAACTACAATCGAGTCATTAAATACCGAATTGGGGGTTACGTCGTTAATAGGATCGTATTTTGTTCCACAACGTTGTCGGACTTGTATTGCACACTCATAATTGTACGATTGCGTAGTTGGTGTTTTTAGCCCGGATTCATAAGAGGCGTATCTTAATGGAATAGCCCCTAATAATTCCGTCGCATTACGCTTATCATTATAAATAGACAAGTCTGTAACAGGAGACAAAACACCATTTTTGTAGGTGAATTGGTGCATCGTTAAAATATTAGGATATAAAACCTCCCTTTGTGTATGTCTTGTATTACCGTTACCCAGATTAGTAGACACTTCTCCGATATTTGATAATAATTTCAGCTTATCAAAATCTTCGGTTATCTTGATTTCCTCAATAGGATAATTACTACATTTTATAGTCACTTTATTATATCCCGGCAAAATATCTAAAAAGTGCTCCGATCCTGCAAAACCAATATCAGATACATTCAACGCAATAGGCGTAGCTTTAGAATATGTATTCAGATCACAATCATATTTATAATAAATACTTTTGTGATCTATGTCAATGAAATACAGTTCACCCCTCCAATCGACACAAGTCCAATTTAAGAACTTACAAACCTCTTCTAATATTTCTTTTAGAGTCATAGCCTTGTTATCCTCGTCGAAGAAGTTTTGTTCACTAATCGTCATTTCTTCAAATACGTTCAGGTCGTTATTATAATCATCTTCGTTTTTAGCATACACATGAGGAATAAATATAGACGAATAACACCCGCGAGACTGCTCAATGAACATTCTAAACAGTTCCCAAAAACTAATAAAAGTTCGCTGTTCGGCGTTCTTTTGTTTGTAGTTAACATATTCGAGCGTGCTCATGGCGGAGCTACATTCTATTTCTAGTTCGAATTTTGTAGACGTGTAATCCTGCGTATATAGTTCTGGATTTATAAAGCCCGTCCAAATAATATCATTTCCTCGCTTGCATAATACTCTGTATTGTTGATATCCGGTCGAATACAAATTTTGCAAATAGTCACCTCCAACAATACGGATTGAAGCAGAAGAAAAGCGAGTCGGTGCATATAAAAAATCCTCGTCCTCAATTATCACGGAAAAAGGAGAATTGCCACTGCCGACCAATTCAGTACTTTTTCCTTCATAATTCTCTTTTTGTATCTCAATCAAATAAGATACTTCCTTTCTGGATTTGAAAGGAAGCGTATAGATAGTGCCATAATTTACCATAGTTTTTTACCTGTTTTTTTAATGTGGTTTTGTAATGCTAAAAATATGCGATCCCCTCTTATTTCGACATCACTGTATAAGCGAACGCTTTGATCTTCCATTGATGGCGCGATTTTTTGTGATAAAGAACCATACAAACCTGAATTTAGCATCTTAAATAAGTTACTTTGTTGTGATCCGTTCAGAATCATTTCACCCGAATTAAGTAAAGCCGGAACCTTATCACCCGTAAATGACGCACCCGGAACGATACCACCCGTCGCGAATTTAGGGATACTAGCCATTGCAGCAACTACAGACAAAGCCGCCCCCGCCGCTGCAAGCCAACCAACGAAAGGTATTTGAGCTGCCGAATTTGCAGAGTTAGCCGCGGCTTCCGCTGTTTTGGCGGTTGTTAAACTCAAAATAGCCGGAATAGCCTGTGCGATACTTGATATAACATTTGCACCCCATTGCAAATATGAGGCGGCACTTTCATTTGTTACACCATTTAAGGCACTCATTACACTACTAATAGCCGAAAGCGAATCGGCATAATCTTCGTTCAAGTCTACATCTTCTTTTTTAAATAGCGGATCATATTTCGGCAACTTAAAATTTTTGCCTCCCTTCCCATGCGTCGGAACCTTATCGTAAGTCGGTGCAATAGGTACGGACAAAGCGCCGTCTTTCATCCCGCCGTTTTTGATTTTAAACGCTTCTTGATCGACTACAAACTTTAGATTGATCTTTCTTTGTTCTAGTTCGTTTATAGTTGCTTGAATCGTTGCACGCACTTGCATATCAGTTTCGGCGATAAGTTGTTTGTTTAATGCAGACAACTGAATGTTTATCGCTTCAATACTATTTCCGCTAGTCTCAACCTGTAATTTTATTTTCTTGGCTTCGAGTTCGTTAATCGTTGCTTGAATGGTCGATTTGGCTTGTGTGTCCGTTTCTGCTACGAGTTTCTTGTTTAATTTGGATATTTCCGCATCATACCACGCAATAGAATCTTTTTTAGGCTCTGCCGCCGCTTTCGCTGCCGATGCTTTTTCCGCCGTTATTTTCGAGTTTCGGAACTCTGTTGTAGATTCATTAAATTCTTGGCGCTGTTGGGCTATCTGCTGCGAAGTTGCATAGTATTTCTTTCCTAATTCTGTTAACTTTTTCAAATCATCATCACTTAATTTATTCAGCAACTTATTATATATTATCGCATCCTTATATTTCTCCGCTGCCCCTTCTTGCGCTATCTTTGCCGCATCATTGATTGATTTTGTTTTACCATAATCATTTGTTTTTACGACATCTACTTTCCTATCGCTTTCAATCTTTTTTGATAGTTTTAAATACTCATTATATTGCCCTTTCCAATAGTCTTTAGCTTCGTCCCTGCTTGCGGAAGGCATAAGATCAATTCTTATAACTTTTTCAAAATCATTCAGAAAAATATCTTTTGCCGAAAGTTTTGTACCAACGGCAATACTTTTCGTTAACGCATTTAAAGCATCTGCCGCAACTGTTTTTCCCGCCTCTTCTTTCTTCTTCAATTCGTCATCCCAATCCTTAAATGATTGATCTCGTTCGTCATTTCCTAGCTGCTTGTTCTTTGCGTTTAATCTCGCTTGGGCTATTGATTCATCGAACTTACCTTGAAAATAATCGAATGAAATTTCTGTGTTTCCAAGTTGATCCAACGCCGAATGAGCTTCCTTGAATTTTGCTATAATATCGTCCATTCCCGACAAGAAAGAAGTAAAGTCACCAGAACCAAGCGAATAAAAGAACTCGTCTACCCCTGTCTTTGCAGACATCATCGCGGCGGCTGTTTGATCGCCAAGCGTTTGCGAAGAATTGAGAAATTTAGTAAATCCCTCCCCGGCACTTACAACCAAACCAATACCGCCCGCAACTTTTACAAAGCTAGAGCCGACGGATTTCGCCATATTACTAATGCCGCCTTGAAAGCTGTTTACACTGCCTCTTGACTTTTCCAGATTCGCGTCAAAGTCATTCGTTTTAAGCAATAATCTTGTTACTATATCAGACATCTTTATGCGTGTTTAATTGTGATTCTACTTCTTTTGCTTTAGCTCGTAATCGTTGCATCTCTTCGTCCGTTACGCTCGTATCTTTCTTTTCTTCTTCATCCCACGGGAACCGGAGTATATCGGTTTGCTTTAGCGTCTTTGTGCTATTAGATTGCGCTATAATGAAACCTAACAATCTAGTTTGTTCCCACGCTTCCCGATTGCGTCGATTCAATCCGTCTATAAACGATTCAACCTCGATAAAGTCCATTTTATCGAGGAAGTAATCGGGAGCGATCCCGCCCTCACCGACAACGCGCGAATAAAGTTCGCGTATACTTACGGCTTTCGTTTCCGCGTCGTCACCTTCTTTTTTTTTACGTCATTTCCTGCCGATTGCGAACGTAGTTTGATTTCATCCAAAATAAACTCTTTGAATTGTTCGAATAGAGTCAAGTCATTTTCGCACAATTCTATAAACTCGTCAAATTCCATATTAAACGAATCCTTATTACTAGCGATCAGGAACGAATAAAACAAAATGTATTCATCTAGTAATTTCCCGAACTGAAACGGATAGCCGGATATAGATTCGAACACAAAGAACGCACGAAGCGTATATTTCAAAGAAAGATCTTTTCCGTTAAGTGATATTGTTTTCATTGAATAAGTCGTTTAGAAGGCGGCAAAACACCGCCCGTAAGTTATTTACTATCTGCCTCTTTTGTAAGTGGTCCGGTTCCTTCGAAGCTCACAGAGAAAGTCGCTTTATCTCCGTCCGGCGCATTTGCTTCTAATGAAGTGATAACAGCTTTTCCAGTGTAAGCACCCGCCGCAAGCGTCCATCCGGCTTCAGGCATCTCGTTTGCATTGGGATCACTCACAATACCAAATTTTAACGTAATAGGTTTGCGCGCGATCATCAATGCGAATAATTTATCGTAACTATTCGCATCAACATCGGCACTGAATACGTTCTCACTTGAAGCGTTCCAAGATAGTTTTTTAATATCCTTCTCCGTCCAGATACCCGAATCTTTACTTTGCGTGTCGATAGTTTCAGCCGATAACCCTAACTTGCATGAAGTTGCCAACGCTATAGCCTTATCTTCTGTGAATAACATTAGGTCTTTGCCTAACGCTGCTTTTGTTTTACTCATAATTTTGTCGTATTTTAGTTATTATTCTGTTTTAAAAGAAAACATAAGGCGTTGAATGAAAGTATCTTCGATAAAATCCTCGTCCGCACTTATTAGTTTCGAGTCGATCACATCGAAGTTATCATAACTTCCTCGTTTGTTTTCGAGTGATTTACGTACCTCTTCCGCGATTGTAACAGAGTTCAAATAGTTATCACTGGCGACAACGATCTCAACCGAAACTGTGTCACCCGTGCCGTACCTATCTTTCGTATATTCCGGCGTTAAGGAGTTGCGTTTGTAGATCACAAACGGAAAAGATGTTTCCGTTTTGGTCGAGATAGCATATATTTTATCAGAAACCAATTTTGCCAACTCCGTAGAGTCGCTTAATCTCTTATATACGTGTGCGCCTATTGATAAACTCATTTCTTTTTATTTGCTACTTTCATTATAGAATCAATTATATTTTTCTCTAGTGAATTCTCTGCTTCTTTCTGCTTCGATTTGACCGCATTAGAAAAGAAGTGGGAAGCATTTATAATACCCCTATTCGCTCCTTTTTTGGTAGCTCGTTCTTTTGTTCCTGATTCAAACCATTTCAACATATAGGCGCGTGATCCCTTTTTACGGCGGTCGATCAAGTCGACCCGTGCACCGGAAGCATTGCGATAAACTGCTACGTTTATTTCGTTCTTTAACGGTTTGAATGATACGCCATTCTTAGAACTTCCAAATTCTGCATCAGTAACAGCAGAAACTAAATTTTCCTGCGCCTGTTTGCGAATGATGAGAATCGATTTTCTAAGAGCGGAGGAAATTGCCTTCTTTGCTTCTTTATCGTTCAACCGTTTAAGTAGTTCGTTTACTCGCGTTGCATCCACTTCGACGCGATACAAGTTGCGCCCTGTGTAATTGTCGTTACTCATTGATTACCTCCGCTTCTATAACCGTTGCTTGTTGCTTCCGGTCGTGATTGATAGATAGAATCTTGTATTTTTGCCCGTCGTATTCGATCCTCATTTTAGCGTTGATCTCTTTACAGATGCGAATCATTACCGTATTAACGGTCGTATTATATATCTCGCCGTTCGCTTCTTTACGTGCACCCGACTTAAAGCGAATGTATGCGCGTTTATCGAATACTTTCACCCAACTTTCAGACGTGCCGCCCAGATTATCGCGCTTTGACTCGCTACGATAAAAAGCGATCATTTCGTTTAATAATCCTGCTTGCATTACGTATATCGTTTTAAAGGTTGCAGTAGTAGTTCTATGTGCCCCGGAATAACTTGCGGAGTGGCAAATGTTACCGATTCACGGTTTGCGTAGTAATTCGCTATAAGGATGCGAATCGCGTGCCAGATACGCCGATCTATTTTTGCGTCCTTAACGTAGGTATCTAACGGATTATTTAGATACGATTCGATAAGAAGTTGAACGGGTTCGATAAGCCCGGTTATATATGTATCGTCAG